AGCTGCACGTTTTTAAGCGCGTTACCTCCTAACTTTACTTCGCTTTCAATCATTTTGCCAGGGTTCTTATTTTTGCTCATTGTATGCTATTTGAAGAGCTTATCTAGCTCTTTGGTTAATTTCTTTTTAATGTTGTTCTCCAGTGTTCTCGATTTTCCTATAAATTGCCTTTTTGGCATGTTCCCTTTTCCTTCGTTGTGGGCTTGAGCATAGTCTTTATAGGTTCTAAATCTCACTTTCACTTTTGTCCTGGAGGCAGAAAACGAATTTCTTAATTTGTTACCTCCAGTTGCGTGTCCTGTGAGTATAGCACGCCCTTTATTTTTACTTCCATACCTAGTTAAGTTTCCAGCTTTACCTACTCTACTGGTTCTATATCTAGTAATATCTCTACCGCGTTTATCTGTGGTTTTTCTTGGTTTCCACTTCTGCAGTCCTCCATCGTTAAAACCTTCATCCCTAAAGTTTTTGTTGATAGAGGCAAGACCTTCCACCTCTATAATTCTTAAGGTTTGCTCTGGAAGCTTTCTAACTGCCATCCTCAGTTTTCGTTCTAAGTCACCGAGCTTGGCCATTAAAAGTGATTTTTATAGCTCTTCCGTGAGCCAAGCTTCATAAAGGGTGTGGCGGCATCTACTTCGCCATCCCCATCTGTATCGATCATCTTTTTTGGTAAATCTGGAACAATCTCGCCTTTGGCCACTTTCTCTAGCCAGATCATAGCCTCTTCTTGTCTTTTCTCAACAACCGCATTGGCTTGCTTACTTCGCCTCATATAGATCTCGTAGATGGATAGATCCTTAAGGTACTTTATTATAATTCTAGAGCGTTCCTGCCCTTCTTTTGCAAAGATGGCATCTGCATCATAATACTTAAAAAGGTAGGTATGCATAACATCTACGCACTCCTGTATAATAGTTTCAACAATAGTCTCATCGTTGTTAACAATAAGGTCTATGTTTTGCACAGTAGAAACGGTCTTAAGTTCTGCTTTGGTTAGAAACATTAGTTTTGTATTTGAATGTTACGTTTGGTGTAAGGGTAATTGATCCGCTTAAATATTTTAGTTCCAAACTTGATCACAAATCCCATAATGGGATCGCCTTCGTCTTCGATCTCGTCCTCTTGTATAACTTTAAGCGGTCTATAATCGTCCCCCGTGAGGTTTTCTAGAGCTTCCTCTATCTTATCGATAAGGTCTATCTCTATAAGTCCACCTTCAGGATCTGTCGTATTATGGTGTTGGTCCATCCACCCGTCTTTTATATACAGGTGAATTTCTACTATGGCATTGGATCCTTCTTTTATCCCTTCAGTCATAGAGGCGTAGTCTGTAACACCAATTTTGATAAGTGCAGCAGTGTATTGATTGGGATACTGGTTGCTCCCTTGGTTAAACTGGTTGCGGTGGTAGTCAATGAGCTCTAGCTCGGTGACAGTTTTAAGTTTATCCCGGACATCCAAGAATAAGCGTTTTCTACTGGTCATACTCTGCGTTTTTTACTTTTTTTACCAATTATGGGTTTTCTACTGTCTTTTTCTTTGCTATATCCATAGTACAACTGCGCCAAGCTAATAGCGCGCTCCAATGTATCTGGCGCATCGTCGTTGTTGCTTGTGCCTTTTTCGAAAGACAGGATCTGGTCCATAAACTCGTCGAAGTCTTTGCCCTCCAAAGTGTCATCCCAAAACAATATTTTGCGATGCAAAGCACTCAAGATCGTTGCTTCTATTCTATTGTGCTTATCACCTTGTTGGTGCATTGGCATAGGTACATAAGGCGATTTATTATCTTCTGCACATTGCTGAATAATTGGAGAGTAAACAGCTTGCTGTGCAGCTGTAGCATCGTAAAATGATAGAGGGAGAGATCCTTTATGTCTGTAAGTCTCTTGCCACTTAAAATGGATTTCCATTGCAGAGTTGATGTCGCAACGTTGGCAAAAAACCTCCAGAACTGTAAGCTCTAGATTTTTGACCCCTATTAATACACCTGCCTTATAATCTCCGGTGCTGGTGTAGGATAAATCCCAATGCGAGATAAAACCGTCAAAGATCTCATTGCCATGCACAGCTCTTTTCACGATCTGTTTTGCCTTGAAGAGTTTACCCTCTTCTATGGGGTTGTTGAAATCTTCTCTTTGGCTGGTGTAATAGTCGTCATTCTCTATAATAACGTCCACATCTTCTTGTGAGTAGCGTTCTGGCCAAGTTGGTTTTCCCTTTGCGTCTGTGAGGTTAATAGTGCTTACATGCAGATGCTTATTGTCTTTATATTTCTTGAGGACATAGTCGTTAATACCGTCTTTTACGATGTAATTATTAGCAAAAACCATACGAGCTCGTCTAAGGTGAAAAGCTTTACCAAGGTCGCCAACAATCTTATCGCCATATTTACGAACCTGGTCTTTATTTTTGGCAGCGTCGCGGTCTTCTACATCATCTATAGAGGCAAAATCTGGACGAGCTGCGCCAAATCGTAACCCCCTAAAGGGTTGGTTAAGCCCTAGAGCCTTAAAGTGTTTGCCATCGTTGGTCTCAAACTCACCATCTGCCCAAGATCCATAGCTCATTTGTTCACCAAAGTCTTTCCTAAAAATCTCATTGGACTCCAAGTGGGCCTGTATGTCTTGGATTAGAATTTTACCAGCATTTTGATTTCTGCCAATAATAAGAGCAAAGTTTACTTCATCACATTGCTTCAAGGCTAGTAAGTTACCAACGTTGGTATGGATAGACTTTGCTGCACCACGAAACCACCTGCGGAACTGCTTAGAATATTTGTCGCCGTAAAGTCTCTTATAAGAGTCGAGATGAAACTGAGCAGAGGGGGCATCTGCCAAAGGGAGTCCGGACTTTACACCAAAGTAAAACTCAAAGAAATCGAGATAGTTATCTGGTTTTAACAGGCGTTTTATGCGAGCCTCTTGCTGCGTGGTTGTCTCTTTGATCAACTTATCTGCAGAAGCAGACTTAATCATTTTTGACAAAGCAAAATAGCGCTCTCTGGCTTCTTTAAGTTCGGTTTTATTCATTGCTCAAAAGTTCTGTAACGTAGCCGTCAAAATGGACGCGTATATTTTTAGTGAGTTGTAAGATGCTGTCTCTTTTTTTGCCTTTACTCTGTCCTGCTTTGGTCATCATATAGCTAGAAAAGCTATCGAAGCTTTCCATGGTGTGTACAGCTTTCTTTCTGGAGTCGTTAAGCCTGTCGAACGCTGCAGAGATCTTTGCCAAATCATCTGCTTTATACAAAGGGACTTCACCATTTTTGATTGCTATAACATACTGCAGGATCATTTTTTTTATCTCCGAGGGTCTTATGGTATTGAGCTCCTTGGCTTCTTCCCACTTAAACTCGTCTTTCCACTTATAAAGCGTCTTAAGTCCTACGCCTATCAATTCAGAAATATTCTGAATTGCCTTTACTATATAGATCTGTGCCTTGCGATATGAGGTAATCCCGCTCGGTCGAGGTCATTCTACCTTTAGCCATTTTGTTTGTATTTGCCGTCAATAATTAGTTGATCACGTTCCAGTCGAATATCATCTATTCGCATCCCATCATATTCCAGTTGCTTTTTTGCTTCAATAATGTACTTCGAGAAATTGTCATCACTAAGCATGTCCTGGACAGCTGCTCCAAGTTCTGGATTTGCTTTCCATTCTCCTTTGTAGCTGCTAAGGATAAGCTTCTGGTGTTGCTTATCTGAGTCGCCAATGGTTAAGTCGCCATTAGTGATCATTAGGTCATTGTTTTGGTCCAGTAATAAGTCTTTCATAGGAGCAAATTTCGCAACTACAATCACCTAATAATAATTATAAATCAAGGCTCTTACAAAATTGTTGAACCCTTGGATAATATGGGCTAAGTAAGAATAAAGGGATTTTGTAAACAGGGTAAAGTCATTCAATTTTGTACCCATAATTATTCACAAGCACACTATTAGCTTATGCACACATTTGTAGTTTCAGACGAGTCTATTGTAAACGAATACGGTTATCGTGTTATGACAGACGGTATTGCATTAAAACAGTATGAGCGCAATCCGCTTGTACTCTTCCTACATACTAGAGGGAAAGCAAAAGACGTGGTTGGTAAAGCTGTAAAACTCTATAAAGAAAGCGGTAAACTGATGGCAGACATCGATTTTGATATGGAAGATGAAGACGCAGCTGCACTAGCTGGTAAAGTTGAAAGAGGCTTTATCCGTATGGCTTCCATTTTTGCTACTCCAGAAGCTACCTCCAATGCAGAAGAGGACATCTTACCAGGACAACTATTTGAGACGGTCACCAAGTGTAAGCTTAGAGAGATCTCTATTGTAGATCTAGGTGGCAATGATAATGCTCTTAAGCTAAGTGCTGCAAGTCCACTACAGTTGAATTTGAAACCTTTAAACCCAGAAAACCCAGAAACAATGAATATAGAGCAAATCGCACTAGCCCTTGGCTTAGATGCAGAAACCAACCCAAAAGTGGTGCTACAAAAAGTAGCCGAGATAAAGCTATCTGCTGATAATTCAGGCACTGAAAATGATAATCTAAAAGCTCAGTTGAAAGCTATTAGAGATGCAGAATCTACCACTTTGGTGGATAAAGCTATTATGTTAAAGTTGATCCCTGAAGGTCTTAAAGAGTCTCAATTGAAAGCTTTGGAATCTGATTTTGACAATCAAAAAGTTTTATTGAGCGGCTTAATTGCTCAGGCGGAAAAGAACGCTCAAAAAGACCAAAAGCAAACCGCCATTGGTAAGATATTAGGTGGAGGAAAAGGCACAGACGACTCTATAGAATTGTCTTTTGACTACCTACAAAAAAACGATCCCGAAAAGCTCCGTGAGCTTAGAGAAAACAATAATGCCGAATACGTGCGACTCACCCAAGAGTATGCAACTGGCAAACGCTGGACTCCAGCCAAAAATTAAACCCAAACCCTTAGAAAACAAGTAAAATGAAAAGACATCTTTCAATCGCAAGTTTAGCCATCAATTTCATAATGGCTTTAATGATCAGTTTTGCATTCTCGACCTTTATCGAGATCAATCCTGTAGCTACCGCACTAGCCATCACGGCAATTTCTGCAACTGTAGAATACTTTGCCCCTGGCCTATATTCTGGAAAGCTTATGGCAGGACTTCAAAAAGAAGTTTGGGTCGCAGGCATCAAGGAAAATCCAGTGCCAAATTTATCTTTTGTTGCTGCATCTACAGACATGAGTGAATATGTAGAAAACAACAAACTACACCTTGCAGAAGCAGGAATCGACCCAGGAGTAAATGAAGATTATTTCTCTGGTAATGAGGATCCTCTTCCATTGGCTTCAGCTGCAGACATACCAAGTGAAGTGGTGCTAAAGACTTACTCTACAGATCAAACTAGACACAGGGATCTACAAGAAATTGAGCTGTCTTATAACCGCAGAGAGTCTATTATAACTAGACACAGAAATTCACTAGCCAAAAACTTAGGTAAAAGAGCTGCCTTTGCGTGGACTCCACCTGCAAGCAATGCAAACAACAGCATTCTTGATTTAGGTTCGGATAGTATTCTTGATGCCATTATAGACATGAGACAGTTTTATAGTGATAATGATAAGACGGAAAACATGAATGTCTGTCTTTCTCCAGCTCACATGGCAAAAATCCGAAAAGAAGACAAGCAGCTTTTTAAAGACATTATGGATGATCGTAACATGTACGGCTTCAACGTATTTGAGTATTCTCAAACTCCGTTGTTTACCAGTGCAGGCGTTAAAAAGCCTTTTGGAGCTGTCCAGGAAGCAGGAGACACTAGATCTTCTTTCTTTTGGAACTCAGATGAAGTCTTCAGATGTTTTGGAGATGTAGAGCTATATGCAACCTTAAGAGATGCGGGTTTACAGGCCGATATCTTATCGTATGCACAAAGAGCCTTATTAGGTGTCATTAGAGCTAACAGTCCTAAATTTTTAGGAGCAATCAGATAGATATGTCAAAGAAAACAACAAAAGAACGCGCTCAAGAGTACCTCGAGCGCAATGAAGCAACAGAA